TAAAGAAAAATAAGATCCAATATTTTGTCCACTTCAAATTTCTGCCAGGACTTGGATTTTATGGCTTTGGACTCATTCACATGATTGGCGGATTGAGTCGTACGGCAACGGCGGCTCTCCGTCAATTATTAGACGCTGGTACTTTATCGAACTTACCTGCAGGATTTAAACAAAGAGGAGTTAGAGTCAGAGACGAAGCAGCCCCTATACAACCAGGTGAATTTAAGGATGTCGATGCACCTGGTGGTAATTTAAGAGATGCGTTCTTTCCGTTACCATACAAAGAACCTTCACCTACATTACTAAACTTATTAGGGGTTGTGGTATCAGCTGGTCAAAGATTCGCGGCGATTGCTGATATGCAAGTGGGAGATGGTAACCAAGCAGCTGCAGTTGGAACTACAATTGCATTATTAGAACGTGGTTCAAGGGTTATGTCTGCGATACACAAAAGATGTTATGCAGCAATGAAAGCAGAATTTAAATTATTATCAAAAGTTGTCTCACAATATTTACCACCAGACTATCCATATGACGTTGTTGGTGGTGCAAGAAATATTAAACAAAAAGATTTTGATGATAGAATAGATATTATACCTGTTGCGGATCCAAATATATTTTCTATGTCGCAAAGAATTACACTTGCACAAACACAATTACAAATAGCAACATCAAATCCACAGTTACACAACATGTATCAAATTTATAGAAACATGTATGATGCAATCGGTGTAAAAAATGTAGATGCAGTGTTACCACCACCAGCGCCAATGGCACCTATGGACCCAAGTATGGAACATATTAATGCAATGGCAATGAAACCATTTCAAGCTTTTCCTGGTCAAGACCACAGAGCGCACATCACAGCGCATTTAAACTTTATGTCAACTAACATGGTTAGAAATAATCCATCAATTATGGCTGCAATACAAAAAAATATACTAGAACA